AGGTAGAACCCGATCTGCACGTCCCTCGGCCCGCCCCGGCGCGCCGGCCGGTACAGGACCTCCACGTTGGCACAGCCGGGCCGTGGGCAGTCGGCCACCCATTCCCCGCTGTAGACGTACGCACGGGCCACCGGGACCCGCTCCGCCGGAACCTCCACACCGTCCTCCTCACGTCCCGAACTCCCCGAAGTTGAACGCGCCCTGAACCGGATCGTCGAAGACGAACACCTGGTCTTCGTCGTCGGCCCGCAGCGGGTCGAACACGCCCATGTCGAATCCCGCGCCGCGCTTGTCGAACGTGAACGGGTTGGCTGCGGTGTCCTGGTCCTTCTCACACGCCAGCACCACCGCGTGCACCGGCGGCCGACCCGTCACTCCCGTGCGCTGGATCGTGTGCGTCACCCGCTCCACGAAGAAATCGGCGTCCAGCCGCATCTCGTCGTTGGTGATGTGGATCCGGTCGCTGATGGTGCGCTGGAGCACCTGCACGTAGTGCGCAGGGTCCGAGGACACGATCCGGATCTGCACCGTCGGTCGCCGCTCCGCGTAGTGCAGCAGGATCATCGACGCGATCGCCTGCGCGTCCTCCACCCCGGCCCACGGGGCTCCGTCCGGGTACGCCCGCTCCCCGTGCTGCTCGATGGACACCGCGTCGCTCTGGCTGACCCGCACCGACGGCTGCGCCACCAGCGACTGCGCGCGGACCTGGACTGATGTGATCGTCACGCCGGCGCCGACGGCCTGTATCGTCAGCTTCGCCGTGGCGCCCGACGTCCGATCCAGCAGCACGTTCAGCACGCCCGCCCCGGTGTAGACGATGTCCGTCCCCGGCACCGGCGTGACGGCGTTGATGAACGGGTCCGAGCCGGACACCGTCAGGTCGATGGACTGCCCGATGGACAGCACATACGTGGACGTGTCCTGCCACACCTGCTGCACCACGTAGGACGGTTCCCGGTCGGTGACGTCGAACGCGACCGAGTTGACGATGTCGCGCCAGCCATGGGCATACGAGAACGGCTTGGCCAGGCTAAGCGCACCCTGCGGCACGCCGTTGGCCGTGCAGTCCCCCAGCGCGTCCGCGTGGAACGTCGCCTGCACCGTGCGCGATGCCTGCCGCAGCAGCCGGTGATGCCGGTCGCGGAAGACCAGCGTGCCGTCCGGCGCGCAGTAGGCGATAGCCGGCGGCCCCTCACTCTTGACCAAGTCGTTGATCGCGGACAGGGCGTCAGTGTCGGACAGCCACCAGTACTTGACCAGCGTGGCGCCCGGGTCGATGTCCCGGCCGCCAGTCCATCCCGCCTCGTCCAGCACCACGTTGATCAGGTCGCCGGTCCGCATCGCCGCGTATACGCCGGTCGACAGCTTCACCCCGGCCAGGTCGTTCAGCCCGTCCAGGAAAGTGAAGTCCACTGTGCGGTCGTTGAAATCGGCCTTGATGTTGAAGTCGTCGATGCGTCCCCGGAACAGCGGGTACGTCTGGCCCTCGAACGTGACCTGTCCGGTCATCGCCCGTGCCGGATCCAGGTCCCCGTACAGGGGTGAGTCCGTGTTTTCCGGGCTGTATGCACGCGAGACGTTGTTCAGGGTGAACGACGACGACCCGACGGCGGCCGGCTTGAGCTGCCGTTCCTGGTCCCGTCCATAGGTGATCGGGATGTCGGAGATGATGTCCCCGGTGACGTCCTCGCCGGTGCCGCCGGGCTGGCCGTCCCAGTCGATGGAGAACTGGTATGCGGGCAGCCCGCCCGGGTCGCACAGATCCCAGCCGCCGTTCTGTGACTGCACGGTGGGGCTGGGAGCCGTCGCGGTCACCTGGGCCACGCCCGGCGTCGCGTACGTCGCCGTCGCGGTCGACGCCGGCTTCAGGGCGAAGCTGGCGAGCAGGGAGCCGTAGGTGGCGGCGCGGCTGGCCGTGGTGGTGCGCACCGTCTGCGCGCCGGCCGCCAGAGCGGCGTTGGCGTCGTACAGGGCGACGGCTAGTTCGTTGAACCCGTCGCTGTCGTCCACGCGCTCGACGTCGGTGCCGACCGAGTTGGTGAACGTGGCGGCCGGGGAGTCCGAGGACACCGCCCGGAACGTCAGCAGCCAGTCCCCGGTGGCCGCCGTCGTCACGGCCGGGTGCGCCTGAGCCGCCGTGGTGTCCGTCGTGGTGCGCCAGGCCCAGTACTCGATGGGCCCCGAGGGGTCGCATCCGGAGTAGGCGGCCGTGAAAGCCAGCACGTACGGGTTGCCCGTCGGCCAGCCCGAGGTGTTGAAGGTGAGCGGGACCGTCGAGCCGAGGGAACCGTTGTCGATTCTGGCGTACACCTTCAGCCGGGGCGCGGGGTTGTATGGAGAGGCCGTGGCCCCGCCCACGGTGATGTAGAACGTCCGGTCCCAGCCCGCCGGATCGGTCGAACTGGAGTTGGCGTCCGTCAGGACGAACATCAGCAGCAGGTCCCCGGAGGCATGCCCCGTCGGTAGCTGCACGGACAGTGAACCGCCCGCGATGGAGACATCAGCCTTCAGCCGGGCGCCGACGGAGCGGAACGCGATGGCCATCAGGGCATCCGGCCCTTCCGCTTGATGGTGGTCAGGCTGGCCACCAGCCAGTTCTCGACCTCTTGCTGCGAGCCGAGCACGCCGTGGTTGTGCAGCGTCAGATGCAGCTCACGGACGGCGGCCGGGGCCGTGTGCTGCGAGGCGCGGGCGGAGCGGATCCGGGTCCCGGCCGGCAGCTTCGCGAGCTCCGGGCCGTCCTCGCCGAGCCAGTGCCAGCCGGCCGTCGCGCCCATCGTCCCCAGCCGGTACCCGCCGGCCCGGCCGTAGGCGGACATGAGCGAGCCGTATGCGGACAGGGCGTACTTCATTGACGCGTACACGTTGGCCAGCGGGTTGACGGACACGCCGTACAGGAACGGGCCTGTGTTGCGGAACCGGCCGGCGTATGTGTCGAACGTGGGGCCGATGACCTGCATCAGGCCGACCGACGGGTGTCCGGCCTGCCAGTTGGAGTCCCACTTGTTGACGATCGTCGGGTTGCCGCCGGACTCCTGGTTCATCCGGCGCAGGGTGATACCCATCAGCGCCGCCGGCTGGCCGACCATGCGCAGCGCCATCTGCACCACGCCTTTCCAGCGGTCCACCCCGGACCCGCCGGACGAGCCGAGACCGATCGCACCGAGGGCGTCCGCACCGACCTTTTTGACGGCGTCCACGAGACCGTCAATGGCCCTGCGCGGGAGCTGGCCGATGGCCTTGCCCCACGGGGATCCGGCGAAGTTCTCCACGCCCGCCAAGGTGTGCATCAGCAAGGACTTGGCCTTGCTGACGGGGTTGGTGAAGAAGTCCAGCGCGCCCTTGGTGATGCTGCCGACGGTGGACGCGGCCGAGCTGAGCCACCCGCCAATGGATCCGAGGATGCCGCCGGACGCGTAGAAGTGGGCGCCCGCCGCCTTCCACAGGGCCAGGGCCCGCGCGCGGTAGCGGGGGTCCGTGGGGATCACGTACTCGGGGTGTGAGGGGTTGCCTTCCCCGACGATGGCCGTGGGCCGGTTGAACATGCCAACCGGCTCGTTGCCGACGGTGCCGCCGGACGCCAGCAGCCGGATCTTTCCTAGCGAGTTGTGAATACCGATCCATCCGGCGATTTTGTCCCAGACGTTGTAAATCCCCCTGTTCCAGACATGATCCAGAACCCAGTTGATCGGGATCTTTGCCTTGGATTCGATGCCGGTCCAGGCGTATCCCAGTCCGTCGCGCATGTCGCCGAAGAAATTGACGACTTTGCCCTTCATGGTGGAGGCCCACCCGGGGATCGTGCGGGTGAAGAACCCGCCCATGGGCGAGAAGACGTGATCCCGGATCCACCCGTACACGCCCGCCACGCCGTCGCGCATTCCGCCGAAGTAGTTGACGACCTTGGAGCGGACGGTGGAGGCCCACCCGGGGATGGTGTCGGTGAAGAAACGTCCGAGGGGCGAGAAGACGTGGTCACGGATCCAGTCGTATTCGATCTTCATCCCGGCGCGCAGAACCGCCCACGCCAAGGTCACCTTCGCGCGTACCCAATCGGCCCAACCGGGGATGGTGACGAGGAAGAACGTGCCGAGCGGGGCGAAGATGTGATCACGGATCCACTCGAACTCGAGCTTCACGCCGATCTTGAGCAGGGTCCAGAAAAGGACCACCTGCTGCCAGACCCATTTGGCCGCGTTGGGCAGACTGACGGTGAAGAACGTGACCATGGGCTTGACGACGTACGTGTCCAGGAACTTGATCGCCCCGGACGCGATGAACTGGATTCCGAGGAACAGACCCCGGATCAGGTCCATGCCGAGCGCGGCCATGACGGTGGACGGGCTGTGGATCCCGAACACGGCCTTGAAAAAGTCGACAATTCCGTGCCAGACCGTTTTGAAGAACGCGGGCACCGACTTGGTGAAAAAGTTCTCCGCGCCATGGAACAGACCCTCGATGAGCTGCTCGCCGGCGAGCGCGAGAACGACCTGGAACGTGGCCGCCTGGTGGACCAGGGACATCAGCCGGCCGGGCAGCGCCGTGAACCACCCGGAGATCGACTTCCACATGCTGGAGAAGAACGACGGCACGCTCTGGGTGAAGAACCGGCCGAGCTGACCTGGCAGTTTCTCGAAAAACCCGCCGATGTCCCGGCCCATGCGGACGAACCAGCCGGCCACCGAGTGATAGGTGTCTTCTGCACCTTTCTTGACCTCGGACCAGTGCTTGATGATGTAGACGACCGCGAGGCCGACCGGCCCGCCCAGGGCGCCGACCAGCCACGGCCAGTTGTGCTTGACCCAGTCGATCGTGGCGTTGAACGCGTGTTTCACCCCGTCCCAGTGGCGGACGATCTCCGCGACGGCCAGGCCGATACCGCCGGTCAGGATCGTCCAGACGACGAGCTGCCAATTCGCCTTCAGCCACGCGGTGAACGCGTGCACGGGCGCCTTGATGTACCCCCAGATCGCACCCCACAGCTTCTGGAACCACTGGGTGCGCGTGGCGATGTAGACGATGGCCCCGACAAGGGCGGCGATGGCGATGATGATCAGGGCTATGGGGTTGGCGTCCATCGCCGCGTTCCACGCCCACTGCGCGGCCGTGGCGATGCCGGTTGCCACGGCCTGGAGACGTTCCTGCACCCACAGCGCGGCAAGTTGGAGCCGCAAGCCCAGCATCTGCGCACGGCTGGCTCCGTTGGCGGTGCTGAAGGCCCACGTGGCGGCCGTCGCGATGCCGGTGTAGACCGCGTACAGCTTCTGCGCCACGTACGCCGACACCATGACCCCGGCGAGGACACCGAGGCCGATGGCCAGGTCTGCGGCGGCTTTCTTGTGCTGGAAGAAGAACCCGACGATGCTGCTCACGACCGGGATCAGCTTGGTGCCGATGTTGATGGCGATGACCTGGAACTGCATCTTCATGCGGTCGAGTTGCACGCTGAGCAGCTTGGAGGTGGTTTTCCAGCCCTCCACGTCCTTGGAGGAGTTGTGGAACGATTCACCGACTTTCTTGATCCGCTCCGAGTTGCCGGCTTCGGACTCGCCGGTGAGCTGGAGGATCGTGTTCAGGCCGATGGCGCCGCCGGACATCTTTTTCAGCGCGTCGGTGAAGGTCTGGGTGGCCGGGCCGCCGAGTTTGAGTTCCCGGGAGAAGCCGCGCGAGCGGTCCACCAGGGTGCGGAAGTTGCGGAGCATCGGCTGCTGGTCGACGGCGGCGCCCTTGACCGCGTCGTTCCAGGTGCCGATGTCCTCCTTGCCGTCCAGGTATGCCTGAGCGGTCTTCCGCGTCTCGCCGGACATCTTGCTGAGCATGAGCTGCGCGTCCTGGCTGGCTTGCTTGGTGCCCTCGAACGCGTTCTGGAGCCGCGTGCCCGCCGGGCCCATCTTGCTCAGGATCGTCGAGACCAGCATGTTCACCGTGCCGGACAGGCCCCGCTGCCCCAGCTTGGTGGAGACGTCCACGGCCGACAGACCGAAGCGGGCCATCTCGCGGCTCGCCACGTTGTTCGGCGAGGCCAGGGCCCGGATGGTGGCGGCGAGTTCGTGGGTGGCCTCGCGTGCGGTCGTGCCGTGCTGGGTGAGCGTGGCCATCGAGCCGGCCACGTCCTCGAACGCGATGTGGTTCGCCGACGCGATCGGCAGCACTGTGGACAGAGCTCCGGAGAACTCCTCCATGGTGATCTTGCCTTCACCGGCCGCCGTCTTCATGGCGTTCATCACGCGGACCGAATCGCTCGCCTTGAGGTGGTACGACGCCATGACGGACGTCATCGCGTTGGTGACGTCTGCCAGCTTCGCGTTCTCCTCGCGGGCACCCTGAGCGGCGGCCTTGAGCACCTGGAGACCGGCCGAGCCCCGATATCCGGCCTTTTCGATCGTATACATGCCGTCTGTCAGGTTCTGGATTCCAGTCCCGGTACCGACGGCGATGTTCTTGATGCCTTCGCGGACGACGGCCAGGCCCTTGGACGTCTCGCCGGCTGCGGTTTGCAGAACCGCCGTGTGCGCCTGGAAATCGGCGGCCATTTTCACGCTGACGGCCGCCACGCCGACGCCGACGGCGCCGACGCCCTTGCCGATCTTTGCCATGGAGTTGCCGACCGTGGCGGCCGAGCGGCGAAGCCCCGCTGCGGAGCCGTCGAGCTGGGATCGCGCCGTGCGCATGTCGGCCGCGAGTTGCTGACCCCACTTGCGGAAGTCGGGCAGGATCTCGACAAGGCCCCGCCCGACGATTGCCGTCGCACCGGTCTCCACTACAGGTTCACCCCCATCGCCTCCAGGAAGGAATCGGATGCCTCGGCGTCGCCTTCCCACCACCAGGGAGCGGCGTCGTCCACAGGGGCGCTTGCGTACTTGTCCACGTGGTCGGGCGTGATGCGCCAGCGCTTCACGCTCAGCTCGTTGTCGAACCGCTTACGCGTGACCTCGGGCTTCTCTTCCTCGTCCCGGGGCTCCAGCCGCTCGCACATGGCCGCGTACAGGACGTTCAGGAAGCGATCAACGGGGAGCTCGCGGAGATCAATTCCACGGCC